TATCACCCCTGGGTCAAGATTTTCGACTCAACTAGTAACAAGAATATGTGGGTTCCGCCTTCGGTCGCATTGGGTGGTGTATACGCCTTCAACGACAAGGTGGCCGCTGAATGGTTTGCACCAGCAGGTTTGAACCGTGGTGGAATTGACGAGGCAATTCAGGTCGAGAGGCGCCTAACTAAGGCAAATCGTGACGACCTATACGATGGCCGAGTCAACCCAATTGCACTATTCCCAGGACAGGGCATTGTGGCATTCGGACAGAAGACCTTGCAAGTCAAGACTTCGGCGCTCGACAGAATCAACGTCCGTAGACTTCTCATCGCAGTCAAGAAGTTCCTCGCTTCGGCGGCAAACTTTCTGGTCTTTGAGCAGAACGTAGACTCTACGCGTCAGAGATTCCTCAATATCGCCAACCCGTATCTGGCAAGCATTCAGGAGCGCAGTGGACTGTTCGCATTCAAAGTTATTATGGATGCAAGCAACAACCCACCTGACCTGATTGACAGAAACATTCTGGTTGGACAGATTTACTTGCAGCCAACGAGAACCGCTGAATTCATCAGTCTTGAGTTCAACATTCTCCCAACTGGCGCTGAGTTCCCTGAGGGAGCATAATACGGAAGGGCGGGCTTTGCCCGCCCACCGTAAAACCTTGTTAAGCACATATTTATAGTAGCACAGTACACATTTGGAGATAACGCATGGCTAACCTAGTTGCCGAACAGGAGATGTTCTTCAATTCATTTGAACCAAAGATGGTCAATCGGTTCATTATGTTTATGGACGGAGTACCATCCTTCCTAGTGAAGAAGATCGCTCGCCCCCGACTGTCACAACCTTCTAAGGAACTACCGCATATCAACCTAGTCCGTTATGTGAAGGGTAGATCCGTTTGGGGTGATATGTCCTTTACCCTCTATGATCCTATCGTTCCATCAGGCGCGCAGGCAGTTATGGAATGGGCAAGACTTCATCACGAATCCGTTACTGGACGAGATGGATACGCAGATTTCTATAAGAAGGATTTGGTATTCAATATGCTCGGTCCTGTTGGCGACAAGGTTGAAGAGTGGATCATCAAGGGTGCACAAATTACAGAAGCAAACTTCAATGATGCAGATTGGACTTCTGACGAACCTATTGAGATCACACTGACAGTTCAGCCTGACTACTGTATCCTCAACTTCTAATGGTTCGCTATAGATAATCACCAGATCTCCTTGTCCACCATTCGTGGACAAGGAGATTTTCTGCTAGACACTTCAAATTAGTCCTCACTAAAAGTTAAAGGTTCATATGACACATCAATCTGCTTACCAGATTGTATTCACTTTCGGGAAGCACAAGGGTTCGTCTTTAGGTTACATTGCGGACACCAACTCTAACTATCTAGAATGGTTGAAGGGCTCTGAGCTACCAGAGCTGTGGCGCATTGCGGCCGAGAGAACTCTGGCCGGAGAATCTGTTGGGGACTTGAATCTCCCCCGAACACGCATGAGGTATGGGAACCGCAGCCAGAATAGCAGCCAATCTGCTGGCCTTGTAGTTAAAGATAAAAAGACAGCAGCCGTCAAGTTCCCCTATGACGAAGAAATTCTTAACCGCATTAGAGGGGAGATAGATGGTCGGACTTGGAACGCCGACGCTAAGTGTTGGGAGTTCCCGATTGTCCACCTACCAAAAGTGGTTAGCATTTTCGGTGGATTAGACAACCTCAAAGTCACCGATTCGGTTAAGAAAGCCTATCACAGAGAGTTGAAGCGCCGTGCCGACTTAGATGAGATCAGAGCACGGTTTGAAAGCGACTTACACATATCAACAAAAATACCGTTTTACCCATTCCAGAAAGTAGGTGTAGAATTTGCATTACGCGCCGGTGGGAGGGCTATGATTGCAGACGCCATGGGTTTGGGTAAAACGGTTCAAGCTATCGGATTTGCGTTACACGAACAAGCCAAAACCCTAATTGTATGTCCGAAATCGGTTACCTTGCAATGGGCGGAGGAAATCAAGAAGTTCACGGGCAAAAACTCAACTATTTGGACAACCCAGAAAATTGAGGGGCATGGGAACAATCAGTTTCACATCATCAATTATGATGCTGTTCGCAAACAACTCAAGAAGCTTCTTGCAATTAACTGGGATTTGCTAGTCTGCGACGAAGCGACCAATTTGAAGAACCGCCGAACACTTCGGTCTAAGTCTGTGCTTGGCGCATGGAAAGAACGCCGCAAGTATCCTGGTATTAAGACCAAGTATGTGCTATTTTTGACGGGGACGCCAATTTTGAACCGGCCGATTGAGGCATACTACCTTCTGAGTTTTCTTGACCCGCAAAGATTCAACAACTTCTACCATTTTGTCGGAAGATACGGTGGTTGGAAATTTGAAGAACCAAAGAATCTAGAAGAGCTGCACGAACGGACGAAGGATGTTGTTATTCGGCGGCTCAAGAAGCAAGTTCTTCCCGAATTACCCGACAAACAGCGCAATGACTTGTTTATTGAGTTGGATAAAGATGAACGTCAAGATTACAACGACTTGTTAGACGAACTTTTCCGCACTTGGCACTTCAACGGCAAAGCAACAGTCAGCACTATGCCGAAAATTCAAGGATTTCTCTCAAATAAGAAGTTAGAGAGAGCAAAGGAAATCATAGACGAGTTTTTGGACGCAGATAGAGCAATTCTCATCTTTTCCATCTATATTGATCCACTGAAGCAATTGAAAGAGCACTATGGCGACCAAGCTGAGTTGCTATACGGTCAAACATCCGCCAAGGAACGTCGAGCGATTGTTCAGCGTATGGTTAACGGAGAATCCAAGGTAGGCTTAGTAGGATTGCATGCCGGCGGCATGGGATTGGACGGATTGCAGCATGTCATTGATACTGTCATCTTTCTCAACCAAGATTGGGTGCCGGGAATTCACGAACAAGCAGAAGACCGCACTCACCGAATTGGTCAAAAAGAGAAAGTTCAGATATTCTACTTACTGTGCGATGATACAATAGATGAGGATATGAGAGTGCTTCTAGCGGAGAAGCAGAAGGTTATTGATACCGTAGCCGATGGAAAATTGGTGTCAGCAGCACGTTCCCGTTCTACGTTCAAAGAGTTCGTCCAACGGCTATCGGTCAAACACGGCGAGGATTTCAACGCCTAGACTATTTATAGATTGAGGTAAAGTATCTCTGTTATGGAGGTTATAGAGAATGAGTATAGAAACAAAGTTCCCTACGGAAACAATAGATCTTCCGTCTAAGGGATGGTATTACGACCCCGAAAGCCTACTGGCCTCAGGCCAGATTGAATTGAAGTATCTGACGGCGAAAGAAGAGGATATCCTGACTTCGACCAACTTGATTCAGAAGGGCCTGGTCATTGATAGGTTGTTAGAATCTCTGATTGTGAATAAGGACGTTAAGTTTACGGACCTGCTCATCGGAGACAAGAACGCAATTATGATTGCGTCACGAATTTTGGGTTACGGCAAGGATTACGATGCCCGCATCACTTGTATGGCGTGTGGTAAAGTCAACGATGTACGAGTTGACCTGACTTCAATTGACGACAAGGAAATTCCGGAGCCCAAGACAAAGGGTGACAACTCTTTTGAGTATAAGCTCCCAGTTTCCAAACGAACCGTCAACTTTAAGTTGCTTACGCAAGGTGATGAAAACAAAATTGACGAGGAAGTGGCCAGATATCGAAAAGTTGATCCTGATATAGACCGCACGTTGACGACCCGTCTAAAGCACATCATTACTGCTGTAGACGGCGACGAGACTCCGGCCAACGTCAGGAATTTTGTAGATAACGAATTCTTAGCTCGCGATTCAAAGGCTTTCCGAACCCACTACCAGACGGTTACCCCTGACATTGATTTGTTTGTTGACCATCATTGCCCGAATTGCAAAGATGAGAGGAGGGTGACAGTGCCAATCGGCGTTGACTTTTTTTGGCCTGACACCGAAATATAGGGTTGGTGTACACAAGCAAATTTTTGAACTAGTCTATTTAACAAAAGGCGGCATTGATCATGATGCTGCATACTGCATGCCAGTATATCTTAGGAATTTCTACCATAACGAATTGATAGATACTCTTAAGAAAGAGGCAGAGGTGATTAAGAAGGCCACCGACAAACCAAAGCCAGGAACTACAAAAAGAAGGTAACCACATGACCCGCGTACTGATTACTGAAGGCATTATAGATAGAGTCATTGTTGGCTTGTTCAATGCTGTTTTGAAAGAAAAGAGAAGGGCATTGGCGAAGATGGCCGCCGCTGATCCCGACATTAAACGAATATTGGCGGACATACAACGAGCAAAGGCCGAATTAGAGAAAGTTTTGCAGAAGCATGCAAAAGACCAAGATATAAACCCCTTCCTTGCCGGATTAGAGTAAGAGCTAAGTAATGCCGGATCCGCGAGATTACAAAGAGTTAACAGAACTAGCACAAGATTTAGCTAGGATACAGCAGCAAGCGAGTCGAGCCAACATTGAAGCAGACCGTGAATTGCTGTCTCTTGAAATGGACCGTGCTAAGGTAATTCGTGGATACACAGATGAACAACGGGATTTTGTAAGAGAGCACGGCGCTCAACAACTCCATATCTCAAAAGAAAATCTTGAGATAGAGCAGAAAGTTCTTCGAACTAGAATGCACCAAAGTCTTAAAACAGGTGAAGATACAACAGCTCTAGAAAGGAGATTGGAGCAGAACAGAGCAATACTTGATCTTACAGACCAAGGGATTGATTCTCTCCAAGAGCAAGCAAGCTGGATGGGCAAACAAGAAGGTTCTATGTTTGAGATTGAAGACTTGAACAAGAGAATTTTGGTCTTGCGCATCGAACACGAAACTCTCTCCCAAAACATTCTAGGTTTGTCAGAGGCCGAGCTGGCCGTCTACAAAGACCAGATTGAAACTTTGATAGCACGGGCAGAACTGCAAAAGGGAACTGCGGAACTGGAAACAAAAAGGCGGCAAGAACAGGAAAGGGGAAGCAAGGTATTCGGCATCACCAGTGACATGGTGAGAGACAAAGCTAAAGACATTAGTGCTCTTCTAACCAATTGGCCTGTACTATTGGGAGCAACTCTAACAGTAGGCCTCCGCACCTTTGAAACTCTTAGAAAGGAAGCCCAGTTAGGAATCGGACAGACATTCTCTCTAGTCAATGAGGGAATTTCTGGTTGGGCTAAATCCCTAAGCACGGGTGTAGTTGTTACTACAGAGGAAGCGGCATCAGCAGTAGCAGCGCTCGCTACTGAATTCGGAAGAACCGACCTCATTACTGGCGATCTAATCAAAAAGCAAATTCGATTGACTACCATTTATGGTATGCAGGGAGAGCAGTCGGCTGAGTTGCTTGAACTACTTGAGATTGTTGGTCATCACTCCGAACAATTTACCTCAAGTTCCTTGCAATTCATGGAGAATCTGGCACGAGCGAACGATATTCCTATCGGCGCTCTTATGTCGGATGTTGCATTCAGTGCTTCTTCCTTTGCAATTTCTAGTGAAGAAAGCCTCAATAACCTTATTCGGTCTGTAGCAGAAGCTAAGCGTCTTGGGCTGGATATCAATAAGGTAGTGAGCTTTGCTGAATCATCCGTGATGAATCCCGATAACTTCATTCAGAACGTTGCTCGCCTAAGACAATTTGGATTCCAGATAGCTGATCCGATTGGATTGATGGCAATTGCCAATGATCCAGCCCGTCAGGAAGAATTGGTTGATGAAATTGTTAAGACCTTCACTTCAACTGGTAGAGATCTAGCAAGTATCACCCGAGTTGAAAGGCAGCTTCTTGAGCAGACCTTCGGAATGGACTTTGAAGAGATTCGTAAGGTTGCGGCACGCGCTGGAGGCGCCGGCGCACTGAGGCCAGCAGAAGCGGGAGCTATATCAAGAGGACGTGACGTAGCACAAAACCTTGCAGCAAGCACTTTAAGATTTGTCAGGGATGTTGATATGGCTGGATTTGCTCTTAATGCTTTAGCGGCCGCCGCAGTAATCAAAGGAGTAGGTGGCATAGGTGGCGGTCTTGCTGGACTATTTAGGGGAGGCGCTGGAGCAGCAGGCCTGGCAGCCAAAGTTTTACCGGCCGCTGGAGCGTTGGGAGCGGGCATAGAAGGTGCGCTTAATGTAGCTGATATAGTAAAGGGAGGTGGAGCAAGAACCCGCGGCCTATTCGGATTAGGAGCAGGTGCGGTAGGAGCCGGCATAGGAACTCTGATAGCTCCCGGCGTAGGAACTTTGATTGGTGCTGGTATTGGAAGTGCCATAGGACGTGCAGTAGCACCAAAAGCAACTGCAGCAGTGGCCGGAGCAGGCGCAGTTGCAGAGCAACACGCAATGGCTGCACGAGGCGCAGAACAAATCATCGTGCTAGACACCACGCGACTTGAGGATAAGGTGGACCAGCTAATCGTAGCAGTCAGAACGGCACCACCTATCCAGATGGATACTACTAGGGTTACAACTGCTCTTCGAAGAGGGGAACCACGCATGACTAACACGGCGGCATAACTATGGCATTTCGTAACCTAGAAGAACGATTCAACGCAACAGTAGATGAGTTGTATAGCAGCAAGCTATTTCCTTCTAAGGAATCTGCTGACTTGCATCCCATTATCGTAACTCGCCCAGACGATCCAAACATTACTTTGGGTCAAGGCGATGATCGCATTGCGCCTGTTAATCGTACCATTACTGATTTGGCGAGAATGACTCGTTACACCACAAGTCCAACTGGACTCAAATTTCTTCTCAATCAAGAGATACTGCAATTAGCCAACCCAATCTCAGAGACACGATTCATTGACCCAACGTTTGTAATCAAAAACGTTGCACCGTATGAACATTTCAAACGGCAGC